ACACCATCAAGAACGCTCCTAATAACTGATCCAAATGACTCTACTACGCCTTTTGCGCTGTCAAGGATAGACTTAACTTGTTCACCAAATGTCTTAATTAAATTGGTCAAGCTGTCAATGATAGGACTAATTTGATTGACAAGGTTATTAAATGACTCAATAAGTGACTGGATAATAGGAGCTGTTGAGGTCACCATCTCAGTAATCGCTGGCACAAATGGAGCGACTGCTTGGACGATTTGGACAACTGCCTCAGTGACAATACTAACCACTTGAACAAAAGTATCTGAAATAATTCCAACTATAGGGGTTATGGCTGTAGCTACCTGAGCAATGCCTGAGCTGATAGATGTCACTACCTGGCTAATAGCTGAGCCTAGAGCTGTAATCACTGGCGCTAACCCACTAAATGAGCTAATGATGGAGCTGACTGCTGCCCCCACAGCTAAAATCACTGGTGACATCATTGCAAATGATGAGGCTATAGTAGGGAGCACAGGTGCTACAATTACAAGAGCTTGTGCTAAGCCTTGTATAGCCATGTTTAGGATAGTTCCTATAGCTGTACCTACACTGACCACCACATCACCGATAGCTTGCAAGATAGTTGCTAAACCTTGACCTTGAGTTCCCATCAAAGCAAATGCTGCTCCTAGAGCTAAAATTGGCACGGCTAATGCCACAATAGTCACAGGGTTGACCATAGCCAGAGCCTGACCAATTCCACGAAAAGCAGAGCCTATACCCTCGCCAATTCCTTTAGCCATTGTAGCTACACTCTCTCCTAAACTACGGATGACTGCAACAATTTGTGAACCTATTGAGGTGACTGTGGATGTGGTGCCACTTAGTGCTGATGTAGCGTTACTCTTAAAAAAACCAAAAGGATTGAATGATTTTAAAAAGTTAAATGCTTTGAAAGCAACAAGTGCCCCACCAATACCTACTACTAAGCCTCTCCAAATATCTCCACTAATTGACTGAGATAATTTTGAAATCCAGCTAATGACTAATGAAATAGCGTTTACTACATGGCCTGCTGCAGCTCCTATAATATCCCAAGGGATGATGTCACCTAGTTTTTCGGCAAGGTCTAAAGCTGCAGCTGTGAAATCCTTGAAAGCACTATAAGCATTCTTAATAGCTCCAGTGTTAGCAAATGCCTCAAGAGCAAATTGAACGCCTGCAGCTAATTCTTGGATAACTACATTAACCAAAATTACCCCATTTGCGATACCCTCAACAACATTACTAAATCCATTGCTGTCACTGGTTAATTCCTCAAAAAGAGATTGTACTGTGACCACAATATCTCTGATTGAGTCTGAGATGTAATCAAATACGCCAGCTTTATTAAAAATAGCAAAGAAATTAGAGACCATTTGACCTGCTTGAGCAAATCCATTAGATAAACCTGAAATAAATCCATCTACATCAATGCTATCCAGTAAGCTCCCTAATTTATCGGCTAAACTATCAAAATTGATTTTGTCCAAAGCGTCTGAAACTGCGTTGACTGCCTTAATTCCAAATGAATTGAGTTTGTCAAAGGCTGGCATTAGCTTATTAGAGAGGCTTTCTTTAGCACCGTCTATAGCTTGGTCAACCGTTTTAAACTCTGTGGCCATTTTTTGGAAAGCGTCTGAGTTACCTGCTTTGTTCATAGCGTCAAAGAAATCCTCAGTCTTAACTTTCCCATCTTGCACAGCTTTTACAAGGTCAGCCGTAGACATTCCCATCTCTTTTGCTACTGCAGCCATACCAGCAGGCGCTTGCTCCATCATGATCTTAAAGTCCATCCAAGCTACTTTAGGCTTACTTGCCATTTGTGTTGCTTGAGTTGACAATGATTTCATGGCTTGTGCTGGGTTCTCTGCTGAGGCGGCAAGTCCACCAAAGGCTTTAACTAAGCTACCTACATTTTTTGTACCTACAGCGTCAAGCTGTGAGTAAGTATTAGCCATGTCAGAGGCTGAGTAGATGGTTTTGGTTGCAAAATCTTGCATTTCGGTCTTAGCTGCCTTGATTTCCTCAGATGATCGCCCGAATGCTTGGAGGTTCCCCTCAAATGTTTTCCAGGCTTTTTGTGAGCTGTTTAGCTCTGAGGCCATCTCACGGATACCACCAGTAATTGCACTGACCCCACTTGACAAGGCTGAGCCAATCAAATTAGCTCCCAGTACAGACTTGAATACAGAGCCCACTTTTTGCCCTGTGCTCTCAAGGCCTCCAAATAAAGACTTGAGCTTGCTTACTCCAGCCTGAGCGCCTGAGCCATCCATATCAACCTTGATAGTTACTGAACCATCTGCCATTTATTCCCTCCTTTCTATTAGTAGTCAAAATCTTTAGGTAGAGCGTACTCTTTTTTGAGTTCTTTCATGCTCTCTCTGTACTTCTTACTATCTCCCTTTTGAGGCTTATAAGCTCTTATCTTGATAACCTCAGAGAATTTAGTGTCACTAGGTAAGCCATTTAGTAGAGCATTAAACTTTTTCCAGTGTAGGCTGTTCTGAGCGTCTATGAGATCAATGCCGTATGCTTGCATAAATGATGAGTAGATATACTCAGCGTCATATTTCAGGCTAAAAAGTCTGGCACTGGTCTCTGATTGACTCCTAGAGCGTATCTTGCTCTTAATCGGATTGCCTGCTAGATCTAGCACTGGTGCTGTGTCTCTAGCTGGTATCAACCTGATATGCTCCTCAAATACCATCTTGAATATTCCAATGGCCTCCTCAGGTGTAAGAGCCTGAGTGAAATCAACATCAGTAAAAATTTGTAAAGCAAGATAGGGCTTGTAAATCTCATCAATGTCATCATCATTGATAAGCTCAATGACTTTCAAAACCTTGTTAAAAGAGATATTCATAGGGTACACATCATCACCAAGGACTAACTCATCTGTCAATTTCCTTGATAAATCTAACATGTTAGTCTCCTAAATATTTCTTGAGAGCGTCTGTATTGTTGCGTTTTTCCCACTCAGAGATAACCCCGTTGATGGTCTCAAGTAAGTAAGCCATTGAGTCTACAGTAGACCCATTTGAGAAAGCGTAGACTTTTTGATAAGCCTCAGCGTCAAATAACTCTGTCCATGAGTTCTTAACCATGTCTTGTAAAGCCTCAAATGCTTTGTCATCACCTGCATTGGCTACTTTTTCGCCCTCATCTTTAAGGATTTTGCCAAGTTTTTCCATTTTGTGGATATTTTGGTCATTTCCGATAAATTCAAGAGTAAACTCTCCAAATTCAACAGGGATGACATTATCACGTTTCTTAATTACTACCATTATTTCTTTCTCCTACTAATTTTTAATCAAAAATAAAAAGGGGAGCATTACCACTCCCCCTAAATCACATTATCCGACTACAGCGGACTCCTTAGGTGCTGAGTTCCAGCTAATATTACACTCAAAGCCCTCAAACTCAGACGCCTCACCGCCTCCAATTTTAATGCCAGAGGCTGTAGCTACGCCCACATATTGCTTTTTACCGTCAGCGTCAACCACTTTAAACCATAATTTACGCCCATCACCTGTTTTAAAGCGCATGCTAGCAATGATAGCTTGAGCCTCATCCTCTTTGATGTAGTCTCCCTCAAATGAGAACCCGTATTTTACAGATTTTACTACTGTTTCAGGTGTTCCATCACCATTGTAGTAAGCTGTATCATCTGTCTCCTCGTCATTCTCGACCTCAGCGGTTGTCACTCCATCTGCAAGCCATTTCCAAGCGTCACCTGTTGGCTCTGTTGCTGCGTTTTCTGCTGACCAAGGCGCCACATAGTGTTTACGCTTGGCGTTTTTTAATTTTGGCATTTAATTTCCTCCATTTACTTCAATTTCTGCCGTTACATCTAACATGTAAATATAAAAACCTTGGTCATCACGGTCATTAAGGAATGGCTGTGAGACTTCAAGGCCTCTGAATTGATATGAGTTATTTTTGCTAGGTAGCTCTAAATCAAAATTAGCAAGTGCATGATTGATAGTCCACAAAATAGAGCTTGTTCTTTGATGATCAAGTGTCTTGATAGCTACCTCAAAAACAAGGCTGATGTCTTGCTTTCCGTCCATGTACTCTTTTAAAATTTTGCCGCCTGGCAAAGGATATAGGACTAAATCCTCTTTTTCTGCTAAATAGTCAAGCCTACAAGTCAGAGAGAGGTTTAGTGTGTTGATGAAATCTCTGAGGACTTCGGAAAAATCGTTGTTATTCATGCTTTTACTCCCATTGCTTTTATCCCTACTCTCTCCCAGTCTTTAAGGTGTAGCGCTGTAGCTTTCAAGTCCCAGCGTTTGCCAGTTCCTGGCGTGGTGTATTTACTGAAATAAAAAACCCTAGCCTTGTTGTAGCTAGAGCCGTAAAATTGGGCTCTGGCATAAGGCCCAGGGTATCTGACCCCATCTTTAGTAGCTTGGCCACTTCCACTGAGGTCACCACTTTTTCTAGGAACAAAAGGGCTCATGTCTGTTAGCATTTGGTTAGCTATGGCCAATTTCCCTTTTGCTAAGGCTGTTGGAGATACCTTATTTTCAATCCCTTTGAGGTCAATTTTGACAGATACGCTAGTTCCCATCAGATACACTCAACCTCGTAACAAAATATTTTTTGTTTATGTGGATAACTAATAGGCAATATAGCAGTAACTCTATATTCACGCTCACCATCATTGATGATGGCATTTTTAAAGGTATCATCTAAGGTAATAGGGCAATGTTTAGGATATATGAATAAGGTACTAGGTTTGGACTCTTTACGGCTGTTTTTGGTGCCTTGCACTTGATACTGTCTATCAAATCTGACATGTTTAAGGGTCACTGGGCTCTCTAATATTACTTTTCCCCATCCGTCTTTTTCACCTGTATCTTTTTGAATTGTTACAGTATCGATCAATAACCGTTTATCAACGTCTATCATATCCTACCCCTCTATACCCAAAACCAGCTGATTTTAGGATGTTTAGGGCGTCAAGTGATAGATTATACCTGTCGCTTTCAAACGGTCTACTAGTTCCGTTATGATAGCTCACATGAGTCCTACCAAGTATCACAGTAGAGACTGCTTGCTTATCATCAGCCGTAGCAATACCACTAGCGTCTAAATAAGCTACTTGATAAGCCGTAGCAAGTCTGACAGCTTTCTTTCTAGCCTCAAAATCAGTCTCAAAATCCTTAACACCATAAAAGCCATCAAGAAAGAGATTGATTGCAACCTCTGCCCTCATCAATAATTTTTCAAAGTCATTTACTTCATCAAATCCTAATTTTTTAAACTCATCTTGTGTCAAATAAGCGATAGTAACCACCTCCAATAAAAAGAGGCGGTACTACTTACCTGCCTCTTTAGTTTCTTCTTTTTCGTCGACTAGTTCAAAGAACGGGCTCAACTCAGGATGTGACTGTTTACCTTGAGCATTTAAGCTCTCAGCTACTTTGACATCCATGTCATACACTACATCCTTGTCATAGCTTTGCTCTTTGCCGTTGATATTAAAAACCACATGAGCTGTGGCTTTAAATTGAGCCATTTGGTTTATTCCTCCACTTTATAGCCATTGTTTTCAAAGGCTGATACCATGATAGGATCAGACAGGGTAAATGATACCCCGTCCTTAGTCAAAGTGACATCAGCTTTAACCTCTACTACTTCCTCTACTGTGTTATCATTAGCCATTGATTACCTCCTTAGGCTGTTTTGTGGACATAAATAGCCTTTTTCTTAGCGTCCAATACGAAAGCGTCATAACGGATACGACCCTCAACAAGTTTCCCGTTGATACCTGGTGGGTTGTCATGGATCTTGTAATCTTCCAACTTA